GATGGCAAAACGCCAGCCAGTCGGCGTATACAGGAGATTTACGACGAAGCGTCCGCCGATGGCGGAACCATTGTGGGGACGGGTCCGTATTACATGGATGCGCCGATTGACTGCACTAGCTACGACGGTAGCAATAAAGGGGTAGTATGGCAAACACTCAATCCCTGTTTAAACGCGGCATCCGGCTTTGTGCTGCATCACGATAGCCATGGGTTTGATTGCACTGGCAACTGGGGAATACAGTTTGTGGACGTGACCATTAGCACGCCAGACGATCCGAGTGTGATACCGGAAACTGCAATCCTGTTTGCCAAGAATCACAGCAACGGTGGGTTATCACGGCTCATTAGGCCAAGGATACTCGGAGCATTCAGCGCGGCAGCGATCTACAATTATGCCGTTGAACAGATGTATATCGAGGCGGGATATGTGTGCAATACGGTATCCAGCGCAGCGCGCTGCATCGTGCTCACTGCCAGTAATGTCCTAGGCATACAGTCGATTGTGCCTAACCTTATCGGTAAGGTAACACACAGTCTCACGGTAACGGACATGATCGCGTGTAACTGGAGCCTGCCGAACGCTGACGCGGAAAGCGATGCAATATACCTTGAAACGGTTTCCGGTCTTAATGTATTTGGCGGATGGATAGGCGCGAAAGGCGCGCGATCCGGTATTTACATAGATAACTCGGGCGAACCGTGCAGTAACGTGAGTGTTGACGGCCTACGCTTTGAACAGATAGCTCCCGCCCCGACCTACGGAATCTTGCTAGGCGCAGCCAGTCGCCCGCAAACGCACGTAGGCGTGTCCGTAACGAATACTAAGTTCGTAACGGGCAAGCATGCCATCGCCGCGCATGACGCGCATACGACGCTTAACGGCCTAACACTGCGTGGTAACACAGAATCCACAAGCAATGGAGTAGCCATACCGGGTAGCATTGACGGCTATAGCAGGCTGGAACTTGGCCCGATGCCCATGTCGGCAGGACACTTGTCGAGTGACAGTTATATATGGCAGGGAGGCAAGTAAATGAATCTTGTACGGATGCCAAGTCTTGTTAGAATGCTAGCCGTTGCTAACGAGGTCGAGCTAGGCGGCAGACCCTATGCAGCGAACGAGATACGCAAGTGTGCGCTGCACCGTGAGAAAATGCTTGACACAATCGATGCTATACTGTATCTTACTTGTGACGAGAGGATAACGCAGCTTTGTGAAGATGCGATGAGTACGACGATGACTGACGATTGTTTAAACAACCAACTCGGAGATTAATCGATATGGCAACTGCAAAGACGACTGTCGGCACGCGGACGGGCAAAACGTTCATCGTGCTGACCATGGGACCGAAAGAGGCGGGCAGTTTGCGAGCCGTGCTCGCGGCTGCGTCAATTGGCAATAAATTGACGGACAACGTAGTGGACGCGCTGGCTGATGTGGCAGGCTCCACGGCAGACTATTACATCACCCCGCCCGCGTTGACTGAGGCGGATGCCGCCTAAACTAGCTGTCTAGTTTATGGGATAGGGACCACTAACCTATCCCATTTGCGAGACAACTAACGGAGAGTACAACTCATGCCAGCCCCATTTCCCGCGTCTTTAATGCCCACTAGGCCGAATGCCATCGTTCGGGATTCTCGCGCATATTGCTATCAGTGTCACGTTAGACCGGACGGAGACGATAATACGTTAATGTCAGTCTACCATGATGACTCGCTATTGCTAGTTTGTGGCGACTGTCGCGATAATAATTACACTTATTGCGAGCCGGAAGACTGCTACGCGTCGCCCGCGCGTCCGGTAATAGACGCGTTAGGCATGTCGAGTGAAGACTATTATAGCCTGGGATGGCTACGCAGTAATTGTGTATATGATTCAGCGGTAGATGAATGGTTCGTTAATGAGGAAGCGAGGAACGCATACTTCGGGCGACAGCGCGGGACAGTGTACAGGTATCATGAGACTAATCCGATATCTGCGCATGGTTGGCCAAGCGTGACGCAACAGCATGAACTATGCTTTGGCGTCGAACTTGAGATGGAACATAAACGTAATGTTGATAGCACGGGCCAACAGGAGTTGGCTATGGCGCTTGGCGGCAGGATGGGCGGACTGCCTGATGTAGCAGGCAATTACATTCTCGCGGCAGACGGATCGCTGAATGCGTCTGGCGTCGAGTTGATTACTTGCCCATACACGCTCGACTATCATCAAAAGCAGTTTGGATGGGATACGCTGTTAGCCAAGGTCGCCACCATCGGCAGATCGGGCAAGAATACGCAAGCGTGCGGAATGCACGTTCACTGCAATCGAGCGGCCATTAGTGCGCTGACACTCGGCAAAATGCTCGTGTTTGCGAATACTCCCGACAATAAACTTTTGCTGACGCATGTTGCGCAGCGACCCGATAACCGCTATACGCAACGCGCGCCTAAGCGTTTTGTCGATGGCAAGGTATCGACGACGCAGAAGTATGACGCGCTGCACGTCACACAAAGCACAATCGAATTTCGTATCTTTCGCGGCAATCTGCGTCCTGAGCGTGTACTCAAGAATATAGAATTCTGTCACGCACTGATAACGTATTGCCAACAGGCAGGCATTAAAGCCTGTTTAAACCATGCCGATTTCGCAGTGTGGCTAGGAAAGAACCGAGGCAATTACAAGCATCTCGTGGCTTTCCTAGCTCCCTTATTTGGCTATAAACTGACACGTAACGACGTCACCGAGGATCAATAGACATGTGCCTGATTGCATACGTACCGGAAGGTAAGCGACTTCCGCCCGAAAACTTTTTAGCCGCGCATGAGCGCAATCCTGACGGCATTGGAATAATGTCCGTCGATGGAGTGCAAAAGTTCCTAGGACGCAAGGCAGCAAAGCGGGCGAAAAAGTACATCGACCAATTGCAGGACGATAACGTCGCCTATGCCATTCACTTCCGCTATGCGACGCATGGAGACATTACGCTGCGTAACTGCCATCCGTTCGAGTTACCTAATGGTAACGGATGGCTAATGCACAATGGCGTGCTCCGTGACTATACCGACTTGGCTACGCGGCTAGACAGTGACACGGCAATCTTTGCGCGGGAGCACGTTGATGCAGCCGCATCCGGCACCGATACCTGGAAAGATTATTGGTCCGCCATAGGCCAGAAGATTGACCGGAATAAGCTAGTCATCATGCTACCGTCCGGCTTCTTCATTATCGTGAATGGCAGCTATGGCACATATCGCGATGATATCTGGTATAGCCAGACGTATAGCCTACCCTGGCCAAGGTCAGATTTTGAGTATGGCGGAGCGAATCGTCCGTACAACGGTTCCTATAATTGGCTTCGCCAGTATGATGCGAGACGCGAAGAAAAGCCTTCGTTGCCTATACCGTGGGATGCGCCTACTGCGCCATACAGGACGCTAACGGAAAGTCTTGAGCGGCACTATCCCATGGAGCGCAGTGAGCCGCTCGAAGCGGATAAGTTGCTAGACAAGGAATTGCTGGAAGCCTTCAAGGGGACCAATTGCATTAGCTGCTATCGTGCCGATATCCCCATCGATAAAGATGGCATCTGCGCCGATTGTCTGTATACGGACGCTAAACAGGAAGATAGCGGACTGTTGCCTGGTTGGTCGGCTGTTACGGAACCGGGTGAGAAGGCAGCGATTGCCAAGCATAAGGATCGCTGCGTCGATTGCGAGGCAAGCGTAGAGGCGGGCGAATGGTATTGCGGACACGCCTACTGCGTCGGCAAAGGCTACGAGATGGCGGGAGAAGGCAAATGATGACGCTAGACCAATGCAGGTTAGGGCAGCGAGTACGCGTAGAGCGTTACGGAACCGGCACCATAACCAGTTTGACGGACACGTTAAACATTACTAATAGCGGTATTATCGAGGTTATGCTAGATAGCGGTCATCGCGGAACGGGATCTAGGTACGCATGGCGCACGTTGCCCTCTCACTGTACGTTGCTTGCCGAGCAATCTGCCAACGCGACGCAGATATATCATCCGCCCCGCCGATATGGTCCGTATCGACCTATTGCTAAGGCATTGCCATGAAATTACTTGTCCACATCGCGCTAGACTTAGCGATAGGCTTTGCGTGCGGGTTTGTGTGCGTGCTGTTCGCAATAATCATTGCGGCAATCATCGATTGCCGATCATGCTTAGGAGGGAAGGGGCCATGAATTTTGTCCCACTACAGCTATATATTCGCAATGAATACGATCTACAGATTATACGTGAATACACGCGACTGCGCCCAGTAATCGGCGAATCCGCAATCGTTACAAGCGAAGACTATACCGCTGCAGGCACCATGAAAGAAACGTTTTGGCTTTGGATGACGACAAATGCCGGAGGTGTTCCCGCCGTGCCTGGCGAGATTCGTAGATATGGCCCGTTTAAACCCATCCCTAGGAGACTGCCAGCATGAGCGGCAAGAGACCGGCAAGAAAAGTGATAGCGGAAGCGATTAAAGCGCTTAAGAAGGATTCTGTGCGGGTATCTCCCGAAACACATACCTACCTAGCGGGGAAGCTAGCAGCGGCGCTTAAATCCGCTTACCCTTCGTCGTTTGACGTAGAAGCATTCTTACGGGAGTGTGGCGTATGACGATACAGATAGGCGACGTAGTAAACACAAATTACGACTGGGGATGTGGTGATTCCGGGATAGGAACTGTGATAGGTATCGAAAGCACATTACGATTAGTCTATGTCCGCATGGACAGCGGACGCTGTGATCGGATATATATGGGGATTAGCGTCGGCGCTTTTCACGCTGCGAACATGACGCTACTCCAGCGGGGCGGGAGCGCGACGTTTGTGCGACCGATACGCCGATACGGACCATATAAACCGATAGCCAAGGCATTACCCTAATGAATACGTTTAAACAGTTTGCGGAAGGCACGATAAAGGCATCTCCCATTCTAACGGAGGCGGAGATTGAAGCGTTCATAGCATCTGGGGATACTGATCCGTTATACCGCTACGCCTATCGGATAGCGGGTTTTGTCTGTATCTATTGCAGGACACGCGCGCCTATTGGCGTAGACGATACGGACTGGCAAGACGCTGTGCAGGAATGTATGACTCGGTTCCCTTCGATACTCAAGACGTACAAAAAGTCTGAAGCGCCATTCTTGCGGTACATGACGCGAGCATTCCAGTCGATCATCATCAAGTACCTTTGGTCAGTGGTTAAGGGCGGGACTGGTTCAGGGGAAACTGAGGCGCAAGCATCTGGCTATCTTGACCGGTCATACGGTGACTGGGGACTGCTAGACAATGACGGTTTCCTGATAGCGCGGCAATCGACGGCATTCGGGACACGAGACCCCATCATAGAATTGATGGCAGAAGAAGCCGTTATTGCTGCGCTGCGCTACGCCGAGGAACATCCGAAACGCGGACCAAAGAGGGAATGGTAAAATGGACGTTAATCATGGAAATATGGAGTTAATGACTCCTCGCCAGATGCGTGAGCGCATCCGCGAGCTTGAAGATCAAATCGTGCGCCTTCAGCATTCCATCATGAATTTGAATCACAAGTTGACAGTTTCCGAGCGGCGCGTGAAAGCGTTACAGAACATGCGCTCACCGGCGAAAGGCCGACTGGTTCACGGCGGCGAGATAAAATTTAAGGACCGTCCGGCCCACCTTTTCGTGGTGAACGATTCGCTATGCAAACTCTGTGGTCTGCCAATCGATCATCCGACGCATGGGGACATGGAGCAGGCTCGCAGGGCCTTTGGCGAGCTATAACATAACTCTCGGTGCCAGCCACATAGTGTACTGGTAAAGCCTTTACGGGCTTTACCGTACTCCGCACGTAGCATATGGGACGCTAGCTGGTCGTTGCCCGGAAGAAAAGTCAGCTATCCAGGCTCTCGGTTTTGCCCCAATTTTCCCGAACCTGGCTCCGTCAACCGGAGGTTACGCGCGTAGGCGCGTCAAGACTTAGCTTCCTGTCAACCATTGAGTGGTTGACGGAGATAAGAAAAGGGGACTGCGGGCGACATAAAAATAAACATCGAAACTATCCCCTACCCACACACAATGGTAAAGGTAATGACCAAGAAAACCAGTCTATCGCGAGATGAAGGCATTGTCAACAGCGACCTACGGGAGGCTGTTGTCGATCTAGCTAAGCGCCTAGGTGTAGGCCAGTTTGCCGCGCAGCTATGCCCAGATTGCCAAGGTGGACCGTCGAAAGAGCGCTCCCTGTCGATCGAGGTCGGCCAGAACGGCATTATCCGGTTCTATTGCCACCGCGGCACGTGTGGCTTTAACGGCAACGCATATCTGTCGCCAGCGGCGCACAATCTAGGGGTTATACAGAATAGCCCTGTTGTTGTGTCGAAACAACGTCCGTTGACGGATTCGCTCCATCCGCTCTCCGAGCGGGAAGTAGCCTTCTTCCTGGGCCGATACGGTATCCCCGAGCGTACCCTAAAAGATCGCGTATATCGAACGGAGACGCGATATGCGCTGTCTATCCTGAGACCCAATGGTACGAGGCGGGGGTTCATCACTCGCCGCCCATATGAGGGCTCCCCGGCTGACACAGCCGCTAATCGAAACGATCCGCAATGGTCCACTAAGGCGCTCACATATCTCGAAGGGGACGACGAGCCCTGCCTATCGTGGTACGGTTCCCCTGACTTGACTGTCGTCCTAGTCGAGGATCAATTGTCCGCCATGCGGCTCAGCAGTTTCTACGAGCATCTATCGGTCTGCGCCCTGTTGGGAACTAGTTTAAACGCAGCCAAGGTCAGAGAGATAGCAGCGCAACGTCCTACTCGCGTATGGATCGCGCTAGACGCCGATGCGACTGGGCAGGCTTTTGCCATGGCTCGTAAATGGAACCCTGGCTTTGATTCTTTGCGCGTATGCGTATTGTCGAAAGACATTAAAGACATGTCAGACGACGAGATCAATAGGCTACCGATATGATTAACCGGGAAGGTGAGCATGGATAGGACCGCGCGGCTAATCGACGGCATGAGGTTATGCGCCATGAACGAATTGCAAGCGCGACTGCATTCGCTCTACAACGGGCGCACGCCACTACGCGAGGTAGGGCCGCAGACGGCTGGATTAGAGCGCTATCGTTTGATTGCGACTGGTGAACAGCTTTACACGTTGCTTGAGGCTGCTGACCGGATAGGCGAGCTTGAGGCAGCGCTTCGGGACGCCGTCTTAGCAGGCTCAATGGAGAAACATGCTTGACTCTCAAATCCTATCCGCATGTATCGAAGACCGAGCAACGTATGATCGAATACGCGAATTCGCTCAGGCAAGCGACTTTAGCCCACCAGTCAAGTTCTGGTATGAACAACTGTGCGCCTACTATGAACGGGATCGAACTGCAAAACGCTGCAATCTCGAACTATTGCGGGATATCGGACGCCAAGGGATTACGAATCCCAAGCAGTCCGAGGGACTATTGGGAGTACTTGCAGGACTACCAGCCGACGTCAGTTCGGCGAATGTTGCATCTCTTGTACTGGATATACGGAGACGTAACCTTATACTTGAACTTGCAGCGCAAGATGATCTTAAGAAGGCTGACAAGCTATTTTCACAATTGGTCGAAGTCTGGGACAAAAAAGAGCTAAAGGTTAACAGTGAAGTTGAATACGCAAAAGATTGGAGTGATCTTGACTCGGTTGTCGGTAGGGATCGTCGTATCTCTCTTGGCATTCCTAGCGTGGATTCTCGCATCGGTGGTGGTGTACTTCCTGGTCATCATATCCTGATATTTGGTCGAACGGAGATAGGCAAATCATGTCTGACAATAGCCCTAGCAGCAAACCTTTTGCGCTCGAAACAGAGTGTCCTATATGTCGGGAACGAGGACTCGATAAATGTGCTAAAGGCGAGGATGCGGCTATCACTACTGCAATGGTCGCAGCAGCAACTGGACAAGCTGCCGAACAAGGCACTACGAATATTGACGGAGATGACGGCAGATCGTTTGACTATGGTTTCAATGACCCCTGGTTCGATTTCCGAATTAGAGGATCTAACGGAGAAACACAAGCCATCCGTCTTAGTGGTAGACCAGATACGGAATCTCGTTGGTCCCGAAGATGGTATGACGCAGCGTATGGAACAAAATGCTATAAGATTTCGATCATTGTTGAATCGCAAACAACTGATAGGGATTTCAGTAGCTCAGGCGGGGAACCGCAGCCAGGGCCACAACCAGGATGGGCCGTTGTACTTGGACGCAGGGGACGTGGACTCGTCGCGGGTGGGCTTACCGGGCACGGCGGATTTACAGATCGGGATTGGCAGCAATCAGGAAATGATGGCTCGCGGTTTACGAATGCTGAATTTCTGTAAAAACAAACTGTCTTCTGAACCGGGTTCTCGGGAACCATTAATTGTACGTTTCGACACTGCCCGCAGCATAGTGCTCGATGGAGATAAGTAATGGCTATTGGTAATCAGTTTATTGGCGTGCCGTCTGGCAAGGAATACGTTAAGTTGAGCCTGGGGCCGACCGAGGCAAGCAAGCTGTATGGCGTGCTGATCGCGTGGCCAGGCGCAGATAAGCACATTGATCGAATTATGGACGCCTTGGCGGACGCGCAAGTGACTCCCAAGTGGACAGCGACCACGATTAAGTTCGAAGGCACCTAATGGCAAAGCAAACCCTTGGACAAGCAATCGTCATTGCGGAGAATTGCGCGCGAGCATTCCGACTTGTCGGGCACCTTGCTGACGTCCCCTATAGCCAGGCGCAACTTTGTGAAGTTATCGCTACGCTGTACGGACACATCGACGCATGTTACGCAGAGACGACGCTCGCAAATAGACGATTCGCCGCCGCGAATGCCCGATATTCGAAGCTAGCGAAGGCTACGGGTAAATCGGTCCCAGAGGAGGAGTAGTGAGTTGTCCATCCCCCAGTTTATTTCCGATCCTGATCCCGATTGTTATCTTGGCGATAACTATCTGGTACTTGATTTCGAAGTCTCGGTAAGGGATGGACGTTATGGAAGCGCCGTTGATGCACGAAATTCTCTGGCTCTGGCTTGCTGGAGCCATGGGAGCGGCGCTATTCATAGTAATTGGGGCTCTGAGTTTGCTCAATCTCGTCTTGCGGAAGCGCTACAAGGAATAGACTTCATTGTGGGGCACAATCTCAAGTTCGAGTATGGCTGGCTGGCTCGCTGTGGCATCGATACTAGCCGCTTACTGGGCTTCGACACGCAAATCGCGGAGTACGTTTTACTTGGTAACAATCCCAATCATGCTAGCCTTGCTCTGGATGCTTGCTGCACTAGACGTGGTTGGCGTCCTAAAGACCCGATTGTTGACATATGGATGAAACATGGAATACCCGTTGAACGTATGCCCCCATTGTGGGTCTCTTCTCGATGCCGACAAGACGTCCGATCCACCAGGCAGCTATTCCTCGAACAGAGGGATGAACTTAAGCGAAGTAATCGCCTGGGCTGTCTGCTTACTCGGTGCATACTTACTCCTGTTTTAGCCAGCATCGAAGCGGAGAAGATTCATCTTGACAAAGATAGAGTTCGTGAGGAATTCGATGGAGCTACTGAAAGGCTTGGCTCGGTTGAACGCGAAATTTCTGAATTCGCCGGAGGAATCAACTGGCGCAGCCCAAAGCAAACAGCCGCGTATCTCTATGACACGCTCGGATTTCGAGAACTTAGTGGGAGAGATGGTAAGCCTAAGAGGACAGCTAATGGAGGCCGTCTTACAGACGCCAAATCCTTACTTAGACTCAAAGTTGAAACGGACGCTCAGCGCCGCTTTCTCGACCTCAAAAAAGCTGCTGGACAAGTTGGATTCGCTCTCAGTAAAAACTTGAATTACTTTAAGGAAATATGCGATGACCCAGGAACCGGAGACTGCTTCACTGCTGAGTTTAACCAAAGCGTTACAGCAACACATCGATTATCATGCAGCGGAGTCCGCACGGTTTCTGGAAACTCCGTACAACTCCAGAACGTACCGAGAGATTTCAAAAGGCTTTTCAACGCTAAGCGAGACGGTTGGCTTATTGGCGAAGCTGATGGAGCGCAGCTTGAGTTTCGTGTCGCAGCATTCCTTGGAAACGATAGCCAAGCAAAGCGAGACATTAGCGACCCAGAATGGGACGCCCATTGCGTAACGGCCGCGGCCATGACGCAGAAGCCTTATGAGCAAGTCTACACAGCGTACAAGAACGTAGAAGCCTGGGCTAAGAGGGCTCGCCAGGATGCCAAGTCTGAGACCTTTAAGCCGCTGTATGGCGGCTCTAAGGGGACAAAGGCGCAGGAACGATGGTACGAAGAGTTTAAACGCAGGTATCCTGACTTGGCGCGCGTTCAACAGGATTGGGTCTATGAGGTTCTTCACAGCAAGTCGCTCAAAACTCCGTGGGGGCTCCGGTATTATTTTCCGAATGCCAGGGTCTCGGCTACAGGATACTGTAATGTTACTAGTTCTGTTTACAACTACCCTATACAGGCTCTTGCTACAGCGGAAATCATACCCATCGCAGTCACACACTTTTGGCATACAGTCCGGGCCGAGTCGCTGGACAATCACATTATCCCGGTAAATACAGTACATGACAGCCTCGTTTGTGAAATACATCCAGATCATCAAGACGACTTTATCCGAATATCACGAGATTCTTTCGGCCCTGCTATACATCAATATCTTTCTAGGGTGTATGGTCTTGATTTTGATGTCCCTCTAGGCGTGGGGATTCATATAGGAACGCACTGGGGCACGGGCGAAGAATTGAAGTTTGAATATCTTAAACATGAGGAGAGCAAATGACTACCTATCAAGGGTTCGTAAGCAAGATTATCACCAAAGAGGGTACATCCTCGCGAGGCCGTAGATGGCAGAGTTGGGCCGCACGGCTAGAGAAAGAGGATGGTACCGAATATCCTGAGTGGATCAGCTTTGGGTTCGAGAAACCTTCGGTCAAAGAGGGCGATTACGTCAAAATCGAGACAGCGAAAGATGACAAGGGCTACCAGAAAGTCGTCAGTGCGACGACGCTCAAGAATCCTCCGGCTAAGGCCGCGAATCAGCCGCAGAGCGCTGGAGCGGTTCCGCCGAGCCCTGGAATCCCCAATACTTATGTGAGCACCCGCGACACCAGCATTCAATACCAGTCGTCCCGTAAGGATGCTATCGCGGTTCTGGAGTTGCTTATCTCCAAGGATGCGCTGCCGCTGACTGGAGCCAAGACGAAGGCGGGGGAGCAGGCCCGGTATGAGGAAATCTCCGCGCTTGTCGATAAGCTGACCGTGCGCTTTTACAACGATGTGGCCACCATGCGCGTGCTGGACAAGGTAGAAGACGAAGGCGCAGAAACCGAGGAGACTGCTAATGCTGCTGTGGAAACGGAAGAGCAAGACGACCCCGCCTAAGATGCCGATGTACGGATTCGATTCGGCGCTGCTGCCGTTCACCGAATCCAAGGATTTCCAGATAGTCAGTATTGCGGTGGCGGATCAGCGGATATACGGTGTGCTGAACAAGATTACGGGGCATGTCGAGATGATGTTTGGGCAGTTATCGCAAGCAGTCATCCAAATGCAGACGGCTCAGCAAACGTTTGACCGTGTTAAGACGGGGGAAGCGAACGGTTATAGCGATTATGGTACAAACATCCACACTTCTCAGGGCTGAATCGTCGTGCATCTAATCATAGACGCCGATCCGATCTGCTATCGCGCGGGTTTTGCCGCAGAAAGCGCATCCTATCACCTGGTCATGGAAGACCCTGTGAGCGGGATATACGAAGTACTGTTTGAGCCGTATGATGGCAAGACAGCGGGCGCTAGGATGCAGAAATGGATTTCTGACCATCCAGACGATGTTGTGCTTGATAAAACAAAGCAGGTAACGGCAGAGCCCGAGGAAAACGCGCTGGAAGCAACGCGAACGCAAGTCTATTCAATCGAGAAAGAGTGCGCGGAGCACTTCGGATTGCACGAGTTTTCGCAAATAACGATCATTCTTAGCGGACCAGGTAACTATCGTGAAAAGCTGGCGACCATCTTTCCGTACAAGGGGAACCGCGATCCGGCGCACAAGCCCGTATGGTACCAAAGCATACGCAATTATCTGACGAGTCAGTGGGGAGCCGCGGTCGTACATGGGCGGGAAGCAGACGACGAATGCAGCATACTTGCCCATGCCTCAGAGCCCGGATCATATATAATTGCGACGATAGACAAGGACTTGGATCAGATTCCTGGTCATCATTTTAACTACATGAAGAGTGTATTCCATGCCCAATCCGAACAGTCTGCTTATAACTTCTTTGTTCGACAGGCGTTATCAGGGGATGCCACTGACGGCATACCGGGATGCTATAAACTGGGCGCAATCCGCGCAGCCCGTATTGCCGATGACCTCGCGGGATTATCTAGGGCAGATACCTGGACCGGAATTGTCGCTGCTTACGAGGAGAGCAAGCGTCGCGCCAACTGTCCGTACATGGACCGTGAAGCCGAAGCCGTTGCCTTAGAGACAGCCCGCTTAGTGTATTTGCAGCAGAAGGAAGGGGAGTTGTGGATACCCACTGGACCGCCTCACGACTTGTTACCGGAGTACCGCGATGAATGATGACGAAAACGACTTCTTGCCCGATCCAGATGACGAACTGGACCCGATTGATCCGCATGTCATTGAATTTGACAAGCTATTGTCCGAGTACGAGCTAGCGCCCATTGACTCGTGGGCAGCGGCGGATCTTGTCAGGCTGGTAGAGCTAATCGACACGGAGCTACAGTTGCGCGCCCCACCGGAAAGGGATACGTATGGGAACTAGGGTCTATTTGGCCGGTCCAATGACAGGGATACCCTACTTTAACATCCCCGCATTCGAGGCGGCTACAGCCGTCCTGCGCAATGCCGGATTTGAAGTGGTCAGCCCTGCGGAAGAGGATAGTGAAGCCGTAAAGGCAGAAGCCCGTACCAGTACGACCGGAGAACTAGTTGATGGCAAGGTGGGCGGAGAGACGTGGGGGGATATACTAGCCAGGGACGTTAAACTTCTGGCTGACGGGGGAATTCATGGCATTGTTTTCCTGCCAGACTGGATCAAGAGCAAGGGGGCAAAGCTGGAGGCAACTGTCGGTCTACTGGCTGGATTTACCTTCTGGGAATACAAAGACGGTACACCGCTGCCGAGGGACAGGGAATGGGTAAAGCACCAGCTAAACGTGGCTCTTTAGGCAAACGCGCCGGAACGAAGCGCAAGGATTACCATTGGATATCACCGGACGGATCAACATGGGACAGTCGCTTTGAATACATCTTCTACAGTGCCGCCAGGGCGGCGGATCTCAACATTGTCCGCTGTGAGAAAAGTGATACCATTCCCTTTACTCTTAACATACGGAAAGGTATCTGCGCAGCTTGCGGATCAGCTAAAGTCGGTCAACAGCGGTCGTATACACCGGATTTTCGTGTTATTGCCAATCGTGCCGAACCTGAAGCCAAGCACTATTATATCGAATGCAAGGGCTTCCTTAGACCTAAAGAACGTGCGCTTTGGCGCAGTTTCTACAAGGCGCACCCGGATGCTCCTATCCGCGTCGTATTCCAGCGCGCCTACCCCGTCGGAGCCAGACGATCCGACGGAACTAAAGGTAGCATAGTAGAATGGTTCAACAAATTCATGCCAAACATACAGGTAGCTGTCTGGACCGGGAGTTTCCCTCTTGAATTCAAAAGCGGTCAAGGCCCTAAGAAAGGCAATAAGAGAGCTAGCGCAAAGCCAGCAATCAGTTCACGCAAGCGCAGAGTATCAACAAAGAAACTACACGGCTGATATAACGGACGAGGACGGCAATGCAAAACGAGTCACCTACGCGCGGACCATCTTTTTATCTCCAACATGCCCTAAAGGACTCTATCGGCGGGCGAAAGCCAACGCAATTGGAGATCCCAAGTTTGGACGTGCCATCTCAGGAAACTATCGGCAGCGGCTCCGTGCCCGCATCCTCGGATTCCTCGGAAACGGACCCTCGGGGGATACCCGCCCAAGCACCGGGGTCTAAGCTGGATAATGGCAAAGTGGACGTGTTGCGCGGTGCCTACCGCTACTTTCCGAAGGCGTTGGAGGCTGTTGCGGACGTTTCTCAACGAGGGGCGGCAAAATACTCCTGGGATGGCTGGCGTTCTGTGCCGGATGGCATCAATCGGTATGGTGCTGCTCTTGCTCGGCATCTGGCGTGCCCTACTTATGCTAGAGATACTGGAGTTGGCGGTCTCGGACCGGACGTACTACATGCTGCACAAGTCGCGTGGAACGCGCTTGCCCGACTGGAACTGATCCTTATTGAACTTGAAGAAGAAAAAGATGACTGCTAGGATTGGGGTCTTTGATATTGAGACCGCGCCATTTCAGGCGTATGTGTGGAGTCTATGGGACCAGAACATATCATTGAATCAGATAGCAAAGGAAACAAATATCCTAAGCTTTGCGTGGAAATGGCTGGATTCCCCAAAACTCGTATATATGGATACGTCTGGGAAAGGGGCAAAACGGACAGGGGACGACTCGCGGCTTGTCGCCGCGCTGTGGAAGCTTTTGGACGAGGCGGATATTGTAGTTGCACAGAATGGTGCAAGCTTCGACGTGAAGCGAGTAAACGCCCGGATGGTTGTGCAGGGTCTGCCGCCCTACTCCCCGATCCGAGTGATAGATACGAAGCTGGTAGCCAAGAAACATTTTGCGTTCTCCAGTAACCGGCAGGAGTGGCTTGCACGCTATCTGGCAGACAGTAACAAGTACAAGTACGGCAAAATGGAAATGGAGGACTGGATTGGCTGCATGGCGGACAATCCCAAATCATGGGCAAAGATGAAGAAATACAATATAAACGACGTGCTGGACTGCGAAAAGATATACAAGAAGATGCGTCCGTGGATGGATCAACATCCAAATCTCGGCACATATACCTCAGTACAGGAGCCCGTGTGTCCGAAGTGTGGCAGCCAGAACCTGGAAGCGCGTGGTACGCGCGCACTACAGCAGGGGTTGTATCAGAGATTCTGGTGCCAGGATTGCCGTGGCTGGTCGCGCGGTAAGACGATCCTATTGCCTACCACTAAACGTAAGGCGCTATTAGCATGAGCAAAATGTCCAGTATTGGAGCCCTTGACGATGGCATGGATACATCGGTACAGGGCATAGAAATGTCAGATATCAATGATGGGGATATCCTGGCGCGAACGCGGGAGAATGTCAACCCCAATGGTTTGTTCCAATTCGTGTATATACCAGAAGATGGTAGCGAACAGGTCACAAGCGACTGGGTAGACCAGGAGCACAAGAAGAAGCTGACGCGCGTCTGGGTGGATGGTGTCAAGTCAGCCATTATTGGGCGAGCCCAGGCGAAGATCATGGCTGCTAAAGAGGCGGCGGAGGAAGCGCGTGCAAAAGCAATCAGAGACGAGCAGTTTGCTGACCCGCCTAGTGATGCAGGAATGGGTACACAGATTGTTGTGGAAAGCAGAAAACAGCCCGCTGCTGTACCCGGAAAAGTTCAAGTGGGCGGAGCCAGCGATCCGAGTGAATACGTCGAAGACCAGTTGGAAATCGCGCGTGAGCGCCTGCGTGCCGCAGAACAGGCACAGCAAGATATTACGCGGGAAGTATTAACCGCGCGGAGAGACTATGAGAAGTGGAAGACTTTGGCTGGTGCTTTGTCTGGTGTTGGCGGGGATAGCGGGGTGTCAGTCGCTCAAGCCGATCAGCCCGGCAGCGTTCGTAGCGATAACCCAATGCAACAGATTGCGCGCCACGGTAACGGTGGACAGCAATTACGTAACACACGGGGCCAACATGACGGAGGCGGAAGCAATAGCGTTCCTGGCGGCAAACCCGCAGATCAAGTCTGGGGTCGGCGGCAACCAGATAATGGTCACAATACCCTGTGGACCCCCGGAACCGGATACGCACCTTAACACCGGGACGGCTGACCAGCCGACGACGATTCTGTAGACAACAAAAAGCCCGCGTTAAGCGGGCTAATTTTTATTGTTGTCCCCTGCGTTCTTGTTATTTTAGTTCAGGCGGCAGGTGCCTTATTGTCCGCGCTATGTTCTGGCTCAACGTCTCCACAAAGGGTTCGTTGCTCGCCAGTTCAGGTGATCCCAATTCACTCAGTGCCGCATGAGTCCATTCATGCCAGAACGTTGTGAACTGTATATCCGGCGGACTAGTTGAATCGACCTCAATCTTCTTCTTATCAAAATGACAGACGCCCTCCACTCGTTGCTTATCCGCCATTACCTTCTTTTTGAAGGTAATCTTATAGTCGGCTAGTCCGATCAACAACTTAAAGGATTTCATTTAGATGACAGAGCCTTTGCAATCGCCGGTACAATCTTCTCCGCCGAGCGACCTACAGTATACCCTCCAATCCCTACTTGCAACAGCGTCCAAGCTTGCGGAGCTAGTGGGGAATGTAACCATCCAAATGAGTCGCACACCACCAACGCCAGAAACGTTAGCATCGTTACGGGTCGCCACGAGCTTGCTAACCAGTTCCCTGACGCTGCTTCAGCCGCAATCACCTTCTGCTGACCGTCCAGAAGCGCCTGTTCGTAAGTTTGTACAGCCGTCTGGGCGGCCATACCCGCCTGTAGCGTCGCAAGCTGAAGCTGCGCTTTCTGATCTCCAGATACGGTAACGTGATCTATCACGTCACTGATGGGCTTTAGAATCCCACCAACAATATCAGATATAAGAGCCATGACTTGATCCTCTCCAAGAAACGCCTAGCCGCATTGACTAGGCTACGATAAAACCCGTGGGCGGATTCGGAACAACGGTATACGTGAATACAACGATGTTACCATCACCGGACGTGCCACTCGCATCCGTTGCCGTAGCCGTTGCATAATAGGTCGTCCCATTAACAGGGGCGAATCCAATCTGGCTGAACGTTGCCGTTACGACGCCGCCTACCGGCACATCGGTAGCAGGCACAGGGTAGCCCTTTACCGGGGGGTTGACCGTATCAATCAATGCCGTGTAACTCAGCGCCTCTGTAATGGCGGAGCCGTCTGTGTTCGTAGTCGGCACAGTAAACGAAATCTTGCTGTAACTCATGCTGCTATCTCTCCTAAAACGTAGGTTTTGTATTTGAACTTGAAAATGGATTCTACGGCTTGTCCGTCTGGCGTATTGTAGTATTGCTTGTAGTATCGCCAGATCGCATCGAGATCAGTTGCCGGAGGCAGTACGCCAGGGCAACGCTCGTAGTGAATCCGAGCCATAGCAATACTATAGCGATCATTATTGATAAGATCGTCGCTAGTACCGATTGTATCATAATTTAGACTCTTGACTAGATTTCCGAGCATTACGTGATACGAAAGGTAATTGTTCCAGATATCATTAAAGTCGCTCGTTTCAATCTGGAATATCCCCTTGCCAGGGCCACCCTTGGCCTGCACCCTGTACCTGCCAAGATTACTCTCGTTGGCACAGGTAGCCATAAGCAACTCTTCCGCATCCACACTGTACAGGTTAATCACACCTAGTACATCTTGGATAAGTGATCGCAGTGCAGCCGGTTCCATTACGGTATCGGCGTGCTGCGTCTGCCGAGCATCCCATTAACAATCTTGCCGATGGCCGTCCATTTGATAGACTGATTAAGGATGTTAGCGGCTGCCGGATGTGCCTCCATGAATTTAAACGTACCGACAGCAGCCGAATACAGCCCAGACGCGGCTGCCCTGCCTGCGGCTACCCCTCCTAGCCCGACTAGGGCAATCTCCGCATTGGCCTTGTCATTAAGCTGCTTACCCATTGTATACGTAGCCGGAGGGTTATAATTCCCATTACCGTCTATGTATTGACCCTTGTCTATGATCCGCGCCTGGATGTTGGCATTGAAATACTGATCCGCTTTCTTCTGTTCCGCAAACTGCGGATTAGTGGATGCCAGATAATCATCTACGCTATCCTGCGTACCCCGCCCCAGACCGCCTGTGCCTGCGTATATGCCGTTCATGAAGTGGCCTATGCCCGATGCCTTGTACCACGCCTGGACCGCTCCTAAGCCCTTAGGATCGGTTACATCGTCATAGTGCTTGGACATGCCCTCCCAGTAGCTATCTGGCAGCTTGGATACGTCTATTCCGCCAGCAGTAGCCGCCTCTTTAAGCGTCTCCGGGTCATGATCCGCCAGGAAGAACTCGTGCGGATCTAGGTAGGCTGCGGGCTTCTTGTCCTGGCTATCCTGGGTGGGGGGCGTCTGGGCCGGAGGCGACGAAACATTGGAGAAATCCGGCTCGGGCAGTCCCCTGCGACGTCTTGACGCCGCTCCTGGGTCATCCGCCTGGGTGTCCAGCGCTACCGTATCGTAATACTTGCCGTCTGGCCCCATGCCACCCATCTGTTGCCACAGACGCGCATCCGTAGCGTTTAGCTCCGGTACCTGTTGGATATCTCTAGCGCCCTTCGGAACGCCCGCTGCGATCATGTCCGGGGTTCGGTTATCCGGTGCGTCGTCATCATTGGCCATACAGTGCCCGTTGCAGTTTCTGGTGAGCCGCGTCCATATCCGCGTTATAATCTGCTGGAGGGGGCGGAGCGCCATAAAGCGCCCGCTGTAGTTTATCGTGCGCTGCGTCCATATCCTGGTTCCACTGCACATTAGGGGTTAAAGTGGACCCTGGATCAGCGTGCGCTCCGTTGTCTGATAACCGCCTGCCGCCGCCAAACACGGCACGGGCGGGTACGCCGTTCTTGTCCTTGACCAGCGGCGGTGATTGCAGGTTGCCTAATGCTTGCGCCCGTCCATCACTGCCCGCCGACGCAACATTATATTTCTGGGCGTATTGTTTAAACGTAAGATTAGGATTGCTTTCCGTTTGGCGCGCAAATGAGATGACGGCCTGCGGAGTCCACGGCACAGCCTCACGCATGGCTTGCAACTTGGCGTTGATAGCCTCTGCCTTGCCTGGGTCAATAGCCTTGGACTTCAGGTAAACGTCACTGCCCGTCTCAAATATCTGCCGGGCCTCTGCTAGTTTGCTGAGCATGGTCAGATACGTATCAGTCGGCTGCATCGTCAGCGTATCTTTAAGGTTGCTCATCAACGCGCCGCTTGCCCCTTGCAGTCCTCCGCCCGATTCAATCGTGGCGAGCGTGCGGAACAGCGGCTGCGTCATTGTCCGGTATAGCTGTACATCCTGGGGCTGTAAACTGTTATACAGTTGCTCTTTGGTCATCTCTGTCAGCGTAGCTGCCGGTTTGGTTGCCATACCGAAAAAGCCTTTTGAGCTACCCATAGGCAGACTAGCCACATTCGCTAGACTTGTAGAACCAATGTCCGTAGCAGTCAGGATGCGATCAGTAAAGCGATCACCGGCCACATTACCTCCTTTAGCCGCCGCTTCTGCGGCTGCCTGTTCACGTGCTGCCGCTGCATTCTCTGATGCCTTGATACGCGCATTAGCCTGGGCAATTGCAGACGCCAGCTTGCTGTTATTAAGCTGATCGGCATTGACCACTTGAAGCTGCTTGCCGTTCTGTGCGCCTTCGGCCATGTCCGCATGTATCTGCGCAGGTGTACTCGGATCAGTCAGGTCATACGCTTTGACCTGTCGTAGCCCCATAGGAATCTGGTTTTCATCTTTCCCCTGGTCTTCCGCCAGGAAGACTTGCCGTGGAGTGTTCTGATCCAGGGTATCCTTGAACTGGGATTCTTTAAGGTTCTCGGCCTCCTGCTGCAATCGCTGATTGCCCAGATCCAGTGCCTGTTGCCGGGCAGCCAACTCTAACGGTTGACTCTGTTGCAGGAATGCCTGCTGCTTCTGCGCTTGGGCTAGCCGTACCGCTTGATCTTGCGCGCGAAGCGCTATCTGCGGGGCAACCCCAATCATTCCTTGACTAATGGCCTTGGCTGTCCGTAGCTGCTTAGCCAAAGGGTCTTCGTCTGGATCGGCATTATCGTTGACGCTTGACAGGATGCTTTGCATCTGTTGTTGCACACGTTTGGCCTGCTGGACTTGTGGTGAGCCGCCAAACAGGTTCTGCGTACTGTACAGGCCAGCCGAGATAACGCGATTAGTGGCGCTAGGATTCTGCTGCGAGCGGGCGTAAGCCGCCGCTTCCTGCCCTTGCAGGTCACTAGGGTCTTCGATACCGTAGGTATCGTCGCCCTCTAGGTACGATTGTGATTGATTAGGCATTAGCCGAAGAAACTCCCCAGGTCAAGATCGCCTGCATCCCCCGCCCCAAAATCGAGGCCCCCGCCGAAATCCGTTACGCCTGTGTTGCCTAGACCCATACCAGAATTGCTGATATCAAAGCCGCTCGTATCTATGCCATTACCGTAATTGGATTGGTTAACCGCACCAGACATGTTGGATTGCGTTCCCGCATTAAGGCCACCATTCTGCGAATTGTATTGGTTGTAATTGCCGTTGCCTAACGACGTGCCGCTAAACGGATTGGAGTTGGCACCAGCGCCCAATAGACTGCTTAGGCCCCCATTCCCACTTAGACCGCCGAGCAGACTGGACAAGTATCCAGTTGTCCCGCCGCCATACGTGTTGGCGATAGCGCCTTGCGTCTTGGCCGCAGCATTCATCTGGTTGCCGATATTGGTCACACCAGTCTGTGCGCCCGCTGCCGTCTGCAACGCCTGCGTATTGATGTTACCCACACCAGCAACGGCATTGTTGGCGTTCTGCTGATACGCTCCGGTAAGCGCCGGGCTATACATCCCCAAGTTCATCCCGGCTTGAAAGTTCTGGCCACCCAGATTGGCATTCTGGCTATTGAAGTTACCAAGCTGGTTAGCGCCCTGCGCATAGGCATTGGTACCGAGACTGCCGAACAAGCTGGTAACGTTGTTACCCTGCCCGGACTGCTGAGCCCCCAGATTGCTCTGCGTGTTGATAGCGCCGAGTCCCTGGTTATAGGCGGACAACCCCAGGTTGCCGCTCGTGTTCATTGCCGCCAGCCCCTGCGATACTGCATTCTGCTGTACCTGTAGGTCTGCCGTGTTAAAGCTGTTCTGTAGGGCCTGTGCGTTGAGCGCCCCGCCACTGGTCCCCGCCTGCCCCCGTTCAAAGTTGCTATTAAGCAAGGCATTGGATTGCTGCTGGATAGCGGGGTTGAGCGCCTTGAGCCCCGCGTTTAAACTGGTATTGTACGCCTGGTTGTAATTGCTTCCTGCCTGGTTAAATAGTTGCGCCCCGGCAGACATAAGCGGCTGCCCCGCAGCATTGGCTCCCAGTAACGTATTCTGGCCAGCATTGCGAAGCGTATTGCCTGCTCCCTGCGCCTGTCCAAACAGATTCGCTCCGGCATTCTGCATCCCTAGACCGGCATTGATGCCCTGTGTGGCATTCCCCTGCCCGGCTTGAAGACTGTTGATGTAATTGTTGTAGCCCGATGATACCTGGCCAGGAACAGCCCCGCCCGCATACATACCGGCTGCATTAAGGCTCTGCCCACCCACTCCGGCATATTGCCCGGCCATGCCCCCCAGGATACCACCAGACAAGTTAAGCTGGCCGTTATTGAACGTGCCGCCTTGTCCCCCTATCCCCGTAGCGCCCCATGTATTCCCTGAGTTTGCGGCATTACCGGCAGTCGTGTATGCATTTTGCTGCATACTGCCAATCTTGCTGCTTGTCATGCCGCCAAGGATAGTAGAGCCGATACCGGCTCCTGCGCCAAGCAAATTGCCAAGCGTAGTGCCGCTACCGCTGCTGTTTCCAGACCCGAACAGGTTGCCGAGACTTGACGTAAGGCCCTGCCCGGCATTAGATGTAGTTCCTGCCGGGCTGGCCCCCATGAAGGCTCCAGGGCTGGTCAACCCCATCCCCGTTCCCCCGTTACTATAGCTGTCTACTGGCACAGTTCCGCCTTGTGTTGGGGAGCCATTCAAGGCCCCCCCTATTAGATTAGTTCCGATCTTAGATCCGGCATTTGCCACGCCTTGGCTGGCCCCTAGCCCCTGTGGCCCTAGACCATAGCTTATACCGCCCGCAGCGCCTCCCAGAAGGGCTCCCTCGCCTACCCCCTTGGCTGTGACGTCCCCTTGCAGTGCGCCGCTTGCAAGCCCTCCTACGGCCCCTGCGCCTGCTCCCTGCGCTACCGCTCCAACCGCGCCCATATCCGCCGCGCTTATCCCTGCATCGGCCAGTGCGCCCCCTGCTGCACCCCCGAGCGCCCCTACTACCAGTCCCAGGGCTATCTTGTCCCCTAGGTTATTTTGATCTTGTTCGAACTGGTAGCCGTTGTAGGCGGACACAAGATTGGTCCCTGCCAAGGCCCCTGCGTTGCCCCCACCTGCCATGGCGGCTAGGTCATTAGCATTGCCCCCAGACTGGGTAAATGCTTGGCTACCATAGAAGCCGTTTGGTACGTACCAGGGATTAGCTCCATTCTGGTCGTTGACCATGTTCTGGCCAAGCTGCCCACCAACAGATCTCGTATCATCCCCGCCGTCGCGGGCAAGCTGCTGGTTTATGGCCGCTTGTGTGTCATTCGGATCTTGAACAGTTACAGCCATAACGATAGGGGGCCTTAGACGGGGGAGAGGGACCGGCTAGGCCCCTACCGGACAGCCTAGCTGTCAGACTTTGAACTCTTCTTCTTAAACATGAAATAGATGGATACACCAGCGCCGACTGCCGTCAGAAGGCTGGCCAATCCATGCAGGAATGCATCATACGTGGCAATCTCGCTGATTATATATGTTACCACTGTACCCAATATCCCCGCCGCGCCTACGCGCTGGTTGTGTGCTGCCGTTATCATGCAATGCGCTCAACTGTGAATGTGCTGCCCGCCAATAATTGACTGGCCGTTGCGTTAGAGGTAAACTGCGCCCAGGCAATGGCCACCGTACCCGTACCGGATGCGACAAGGACGGCATCTATGGTCACGCCAACGTTCGATATTGCGCCAGAAATACCCAAGCCAGAGGAGTTGACGGTGGCATTGACAGCCTGGCCTAAGCCAGATGCGCCGCCGCCAACATACGTCGCCATGCTATTCGTCTGCGTACCGGAATAGTTGACGTTGATATTGATTCCACCGGCACCTGTGGTAATACCGAGCACAGCCTTGAGCCGGTACGTTCCCGCCGACGGAACTGCATATTGCATGGTCGCATCGTTGGTCAGCGTCGTCGTGCTCGTCCGTGTACTGGCACTTGTCAGGTTCTTGACAATCACCGAACCAAAGCCAGAGGCGACACCATTGACTTGATATGTGCCGGAGATGTTTATATTGCCAATGCCGGGGTCTCCGCCCGTAGGCGTACCGAGTGTAACTCCGCCATCCCCGTAAACCTCAAGGTAAGGCGTTACCCCCCCGCTGGCACGGATCAATAGGGCGCGATCCGTGTTATTGGTACCTGCCGTAACGATCAGACCGTAAGAGCCGCCTGTTGCGCTGTTACCGACGATAGCCAGGGCATTGCTGCCGTTACCGCCATTGACGGTCAGGGTAGTGCCCGTGCCGTAGGTCATCGTAAACGGCCCGGCGTATCCCCCTGCCAGGTTATCGAACTTGCTGGCTATGGCCGTGGCTATAGCCCCGTATTCCAGATCGTATGCTGCGCCGTTGATAACGGCGTTAACAGCGGTCAAAGCGGTGAAGTTGGTACTTTTGGTATAATTCGACATTGTTATGCTACTCGGCCAATTTTCGCCGCAAATTGGGCCTGCTGGAGGGCAAATATCCCAGATACGGCATTGCTAACGGTTAGCTGGAAGTACTGGCCTTTCATGTGCGCCGGATATTTGTATAGGTATATATTAGCGTTCAAAGCGACCCCATACTCGGCTATGCCGTATAATCCGATACCGTACTGGCCGGGCTGCGTGAATGTCGGTGTAAGCTGAACTGTCTGGTTCGCTTGCGAACCGAAGTCCACACCCCATCCCATTGTGAACGTATTGGCACCAGAGCAGGATAGAATCAACTCAAGTCGCTTAAGCAGCTTGTAATGCTGCGCCACTTGCTGGCCTAGCGTCATCCAGGGGGATATGTACGTAAAGGTATATACCGTGCCCTCGTCCGTAAATCCAGCCGCCGTATAGTTGCAAAGGGTTCCCTGGTTAGCCCGCGCAATGTACAGGTTCTGTGCTTGCTGTTTGCTTGAATATGCCGCCGTGACCGCTATCGTCCACGTCGTCATGATACTGCACTGGGCCTGGACGTCATCCAGATACAGCCTGCGCATATCCATGCACCAGACTGTGTTATTGACCGGCAGACACAGGATATAGAATCCTGTCAGGTTGTTGTAGACGCCAGTAATGTTAGCCAGCGTCTCCGTCGTTATCTGCGTGAGCAGCGTATCCCGATTGTATTTTGATAGCGTTTCAACTGGGTTATTCCGGCTGGTCGTCAATCGTTGAAGCGATTGGACGCCTTGCGGCCCCAAGAATACTACGTCAGTTTCTCCGATGAAATCGACTGTCCATTGGCTGATGCAGCCGGTACCCAGGATTTCATCAAATACGTAAGCCTGAGTAGGGTCCAGCCCAAGCATCGAGCCACGACCATCTGTGAAGAATACGATGTGCTTAGTACCGCACACAACGAGGCTAGCGTTCCACGCGAATATCGCGGTAACTTGGTCAGTTCCGTTTGACCAAATAGTATGCATGTCAATAATGCCAGCGTTGCCGTCAGTCGTAGACCAATCTGTTTCATCTAACAATCCGCTGTACTGAATGGTCTGAAGATCGGTCTGAACCGCCCAAACTCGTCCAAAAGCTGCACAACCTATGCCCCCAGATGGGGCCGTACCAGCGCTTTCAACAACTGTTGCAAAGGTACCTGTACCTGTGTACACAATGGGCTTCTTGCCAGTCTGGAAACCAATGCACTTGTTGTTAAAGTTCTGAAAGTACCAACGGCCATTGGTTACGTTAACCGCCCCGCCCAGGTTGTTTGTGGGGGCAGAAACTACATTACCGATGCCGCCGTTCCAGGCAAGGATTGTCTGAAAGCCGGTCGTGGCCCCCCCGTTGTACTCAAAAGCACTAAGTATACTGGGGGTGCCTGAGATGGGCGTAGTGGTGACAGAGGTTGCCCCGTAGCGAGCGGCCAATCTGCCGGATATGTCAATGACTGCATTATTCGCCTCAAAGCAGTAACTAGGGTCCATCAGCGTCCCAGACAGAACCGTGTTGACGCCACGAAAGCCCGGAGAGACGAAATCCAGCGGCTGAATGTCCTGTTGCGAAGACGGGATTGTAGCCAGCCGCTTGAATGTCATATTACGCTGCGATCATTACAAGATCGCCCTGCAATGCAATATCTTTGGATATCAGATCATCCAGCGCGCTGCGATACTTATCCTCGGAAAACATGTCGTTTACGCCGAGGCTTTCTCCGCGCTCTGATAGCGCGTACCAGGCAGCGCCAAGTTCGATAGGCCGCGAATCCATCAGGATCGGACTATCTGCCCCCATGCCCCCGGACAGAAAGCCCTGGACAACGACAATAGCTGAAAAGCTTGTGTTATTTATCGCCGCGCTGAATGCCGTCACCGCTGTTGACCCGTTGGTAAACGTTGCCGTGATCGTCTGGTTTACTACGCCAGTCCCTAGGGTAACTGGGTTCGGCCCAGTGAATATTACCGTGTACGTCCCTGAAGGGTATTGCCACGGGATGTTTAGTGTGCCACTGGTTGCGCCAATTGTCGGGGGCGCATTGAAGCTTATATTCGTGACTCCAGTATTCCATATATCCGTCTGGTTGCCAACTCCGTTGGTCGGGTCAATGTACTGCTGTGGGTTATACAGGGTAATCTGGATGTTCCGCGTCGTATTAGCGCCCGGATACATCAATAGCTCAACGTCGTCGTTGCCCCTGTCCTGAACGACGAAGTTGGTGCTGTAGGCCACTGGCGTCTGATTAAGCACCGTATTGTAATACAGCAAATCGGCAAACGGCATTTCATCTAGGACAAAGGGAATACCGAATGTAGTGATATCAAAGCACAGCGCAACTTCTCGCCCCATCTTTGGATTGTGCTGCCGTACCACCTGGCATCCGCTATAGGGAAAAGCCCCTGCGGGTAGGAAGTAGCCGCCAATATCATAGATTTGCTGGAAATTGTTTCCAGATATGTAACCCATCGTGAAGGTTTGCCATCGTCTGGACCATTGGTGTTCTTGTTCACACTCTTCCTTGACGTGGTTGATGAAATTACATAGCTGTAGCTGGTAGCCGTCCGTAATGGGATTGCCCACGGCAGGAACCTGCGCAGCAAGCAGCGGCTCGCCTATATTCGTCAGCGTCCGCACAAGCATCTGGCGCAGGGTCAGCGTAGCCATTAGGCTGCCTTTTTAGCCTTGGCAACGATCTCTTCTGCCTTCTTCTCGACAGCAGCGACGATCTTGACTTTGACAAAGCTGTAGACTTTCTGCGAGACAACGGCAGCAACCGCTCCCCCTACTGCCCCAACTGCCCCGGAAATTACATCAAATACCATTAGCGTTCTCCTATTGTAACGAATACACCGCGAAGGCCGGATTAAGAAACCCTTTCGTACCAGCCGCTGTCCAAGACGCACTTCCCTCCGAAGCGCCATTAAAGAACGTCATCGTTCCGCCGTTTATCGTCCAGTCGCATGTCACATACGCAGTGTTGTTCTGGACTACGTTGCCTGCTAGGTTTCCCATCGTATTAGCCGTAGCTGGCTGTATAGCCGCCGGGATACCCGTCATTGTAAACGAGGTGGCATTACTGGTGCCGCTTGCCGCTGGAATGGTCATTATGACCATCTTGCCTATTGCTACCCAGTTGACCGTTCCGGTTACAGTGGCCGTAAACCCCGTAAACGTTCCGGTGAACGACCCCGTTGTCTGGGTGGGGATTGTATTACCCCCTATCGTCCCTGTCCCTGTGATGGTCACGCCGTCGGGAAATGTGTTCCCGCCGATCATGTCCCAAAAGCCATTCTCTATACACTCAAGTTCGATTAGCTGCCCAACTGCGGTCAACGTAAGGCTGGCACTTGCGGCCAGCCCCCGGATTGTATCTCCCGTCTTGGGAGTAATCACCACAGACTGCGCCGTGGCTACCAGGAATTGAAAAGCTAATCCAGAAACGACAGTGGTCAATCCGACCGCTGCTTTTGGCAAGGTGAACGTGATCGGACCTGTACTGTTCAGGTTCGTCCACGCCGTGCCGGAATCAGTGCCAGTCAAAGTACGGCTCATGGTGCTGTTCTTAGGCCACCAGAACGCCTGCTTTAGTCTCGGACTGTTTTCACTAATTCCCATAATTCAGATGGGTCCGTGTGGGAGCACACCACATCCCCCGCGTTAACGGGATTCTGCACTTGAACTAACGGACCACTACCTATAAAGCTAGGTTAGACTATTAGGCGTCGAGGAGGTTATTGGTCACAAACGGGACAGCAGAGCCGCCACGCAGCATACCAGTACCGTAGATCATATCAGCAGTGAAGAGGTCCGCAAGGAACTCTTGTTTGTACTGCTGCTGAGTACGGATACCCATCTGTTCAACAAGAACAGTCGCATCGCGCTGGATCAGCCACGCAATCGAACCAGACACCGCTCCGCTATTGGAGAAGATGTTAGGCAGGTTGTTGGACACGTACACTTCAACAGCGTACACATTACCAACAAGACCGTTGCGAATGCTGTTGCCAGGACCGGCTTCGCCAGTGAACGCTTGCTGCGTGAAACGCGCAACGCCCAAGAGCAACGCCTTGGCAACCGGGGGCAGCACGAGATAACGAGCCGCCATCGGCGCGTCAACCTGATCTAGCTTAAGGATGCCACGACGGATGCCAAGATCCGTCAAGTCCGTAGCATTACCGGCACCGGCATTAGCCGCAGGATTCCAGAGAGTCTGCCCGTCACCGACGTAGAGGCTGGCCGTTGAAGCCGCCTGCACGTTACCAGTCGCCGGATCTTCAATGAACGTACCCGCAGCACCTGCCACAGTCGTTCCAGAACCCAACTGGAAGAAGATATCCCGGTCAACGCGCTTGGCAATTGCGTAGCCCGAATCGTCGGTATAGAACCGGCGAAGGCTAGGAAGCGCCTGCACGTCAACGATATCTTCGATAAGACGAGAATACTCTTTGTGCTTGTTAATCGTGATGGTGATACCACCAACGCCCGATTGATCGACAAACGGCTGCAAAGTCACAACCGATTGAGCGACCTTATTCACAGCCGTACCGCGAGCGGGAGTCGGGATATGGATAGTGTCGCCTTTCTTACCGCGATGATTTAGCTTACGAATCAGGTTCGCGAGGACCAGATTCGACTTGTATACTGCAACACAAGTGGTCCGACGCTTTCGCTACTCGGCTTGGACTATATCTTCAACAAAAGGAACTTTTGAACTTCTGTTGTTTCGCGTGTAGTCTCTGAGGTTTCGTGAGACGAAGCCTTTAACATTTAAATCCGCGACAATTTGATAGATTTCAAGTTGTCGTGGTGTAAATGGTGCTGCGTGCCAATCGGATAATCGGGATTCTACAAATTCCTGAACTAGTAACGCCTTTGTTCGCTTCTCTTTGCATAGCAAATTCGCTATCGTCGGAAGCAGTTTTATTGTGCGTTTAAGGCCAGATGTGGCCACTTGCCAGGATTCGTTGCGCCTGCCTTTAGCTTCATAATGCGATATCCAATAAGGTACCGCAAGTTTGTCTAAAATTAGTACGTAACGATCAATAAAATCTTTATCACAATTGGCTATTTGAATATGCGGCTTAAGTCCGAAGGACTTGCCGTGAGATTGTTGTCGTCGGCTTATGCCTACACAACCTTCTCCGTCTATGGCTCCTACGAGCCATCCTAATTCAAATCCAGTTACCTGCTGATTGTCCATTGTTCATTCCTTTTGCTGTTCCGTAATAAGGGAAAAGGACTTTAGGATATTCCAGCATATAGCGAAATTTCGAGGCTGTTGCTTTAAAGTTTCAACCTCGTCGCTCCACAAAGCGGGCTGTTTACTGTGGAGCGATTATACTTCATCCCCGCATAGTAACGAAGTTAGCGGCATGGACGTCGTTCGGACTACCAGGACCACCAGTGAGGCTTGTTGCAATATCATTGCTAAGAACGAGTGCTGTAGCCATGTTATTGTTTAATTCCTATTGGGATTGTTCTTCTATTAACCGTCTACGACACGCCCTTCTCGATACGCTTTGACAATCTCTTTCTGGTAGGCATCCGACTCGTAAAGATCGGGATTCGTCTGTCTAAGACGGATTAGATCGTTACGTTTAAACACCCGAGCAGACCGATTAGGTCCGCTACCAGATTCACTACCCGTACTACCAGATTCCAGACTTACCCGTTGAGCAAGTTTCTGGGCACTGTTAGTTTGCGTAGTAACCTGAGACGTTGGCTTGGAAGTCTCCCATTCTGTCAACAAAGCTTCCGCTGCATAAGGGTTATTAACCGCATCAGCCAGCAATTTCTGCCTAAGCGGCGTTTGCTGTGCCCATGCCTGGAAAGCGGGGTCAACCGCTTCCGTCTGTGCATTTGGATGCCTTGTCATCAGTTGGGTCTGCCCAAGTTGGGCCTCAAGCTGATTCAAGCGCTGTTGAAGACTAGATAACTCCGGTCGTTGAGACAGGCGATTCTCTAGTAGGCGATCAATAGCTTCGGTGGGGTTTACCATCAGATCCGTGGGTTGAATCTTCACAGGTTCAACATTTCCCCCGTTCTGACGGATATCAGTGGTTCTCTTCTCCAGTATGATCTGGTTTAGCGCCTGTTTGGTTTCCCCAAGCTGGCTAGCTAGTCTGCCCGAGTGGCTTTCAAGATTGCGATACATATTCACGATTTCTTCGGTTGACTTCCCCGCAAAGCGTGGGTCATCGATTCGTCGCTGAACTGACCGTGTATCCTGCTCCGCTGGAGCACTCTGCCGCGATTGCTGTGATTCTTGCACCGAGGCATTCAGATCATTGATGGCTCTATTCGAGTCACCGTCTAGAGGAATTTCACTGAACTTAACCATTTGGTATCTCCGTGGCGTCGCATACGCGATTTAGCCCGTAGTGTGTCGGATCGCTAGTCTGCACCCGCGGGTGTGCCATAATCTCCATGGTCCCGCAAGCTGCGCTCTTCGATTACCCGACGTTGCTTATGAATCCGGTCAAAGTGGTCAATACTGGTTGGGGTGGCTCCATCTTGGACTGCCATCAACGTCCTATTGATTCTAACCGGCATTATTTCACGTTGTGCGTTCGCTCCGCATTCAGGGCACTTACTCCAGTATTCGGCTGGTTTGGTAAGTTCCTCGAATGAATTGCCGCACTTCGTGCAGGCAAACTGGAACAGGAGTAACTTGCTCACTCGTCTGTTCCCGCTTCCTCAGGGTCGACTTTGTTTGCAAGCGCTTCATCAGCAAGCGATGTAAACTCGTTCTCAACCTGTGTCTCTAGGTTAACAAGGTCTGTAAAGGCCAGACGCGCGCCCCGATTAATCAGGACGTGTTCCCAAGTCGTGGCGTTTAGCTCCCGACCCTGCGCCTCATTAACACTAGATACTGCCCAGTCCATCAAAAATTTATAGCTTGGGTGCTCAAACAGCTTCCCCAGAGCCATGTAGCGTGCCTTCTGGGCATCGGTCAACGCCTGTAACTGCTGTAGATCCATTTACCTCTCCTCGTTCCTCAATACACTTCAAATCAATCGCTGCGTCCCACACAGCGTGCCAATCCCGTAACTCCACCTTCTGCTTAAGGTAGGTTATCATTAGTTCATAATGTCTCATTTACTGGCACTGGCTCGTGGCGGCGGGTTATGTGCTGCATGATGCTGCGCTTTGGCGGATACCATGCTGGCCATGGACTTGACGTGATCCGCCACTGCTGAATGGCCGACTGCATGGGCTTGCGCCTTGGCCTGAATCATCTTGGCCTGCGCGGAGATCCAGTCAATCTGGTTCTTCTGTCGTTCAATAGGTAATCGAGCCAGAGCTATCTGATTCTGGACGGCAAACTGCTGTTGCTCGCCCGCTTCCTGTTTAACACGCTGCGCGTCCAATAACTGCTCCCCTTTCTTGAGATCCAGGCCCACAATTCGCTCATGTGCCTGGGCACCGATGTTTTGTATCTCCGCTTGGATCTTGGCAGTCTCTGCTTGCAGATTTTTGACTTGCTCTTGTAGCCCCTGCATCTGGAGCATCTGCATCTGCTGTTGCATCTGCTGTTGTTGTGCGACAGTTTTCGGATCAGGATTAAGCACTTTGTCAATCGCCTGTAGCAAGACTGCTTTGTTGGAGAGTGCGGTGTGCTCAATTACACCCTGCGCAAGAAGCAACTGCACTTGATGGTACTCTTCCGGCATCATTCCCATCAACTGGGTCATCTGACCGGCTTCTACTTCGCGGGCGACAATTCCAAGCGTTGGCTTGAGTTTAATGTTGAAATCTTGTGGATATCTGACCGGATCGAATTGCATATAGCGCCAGATGACTTTCTGGAGCAATACGCCAATAAAGTTCCGAGAGATGTTGGCAATGCTACGCTTACTTCGCTTAACAAACGCGCCCATAAGCATTGAATTGCTTGACATGCTGTTAGAACCGGATTGCGATTGATTCTTGATAGCTGAGGCTACATCAAGCGCTCCCGTGCCCATCTGAACCATACGCTCCATCTCTTGCGTCTGTTCAAATGTCATGGTGTTCATGTTCAAAGCGGGGAAGGGGTTAAGAACCTCGCGCGGATCGCCCTGAGTTGGCCAGACTTTACCGGGTTTGACTTCTAGTTTGAATCCCCGAGGGATACGGCCCGAGTCGATGCCAAGCATCGGGGCACTAATGTATCCAAGAGCGTCCATGCGGCTGCGCAATTCAGCATCCAACGCCTTCTGAGGGTTGTATCCCTTCTCAGCGACGCCCCTTCCCCAAAACCGTCCAGGCACCTTCTCAAACTGTGCCGCTACGATAGATCGATCCCCAAGAGTATAAGGATTAGGAATAGCGCGAAGCAATACCCCTTGATTAGCAATGGTGACGATGGCTTCAATGAGCGGGCCGTCGCCTGATATGCGACTAAGATCCTCCAAATCCAGATTAAGCAACTCGTCAGCGACACTGCGCGCTTCCTGTATCTGCATAAGAAAACGAGCAGGCACCTTACCGTGGTATTCGATAAGATCGATCTGCTCGCTTTCGTAGGTCGTATTTATGGACATGGGATCTTCATGATCCACATCCGAATTCTTAAGTCGGCGCGTGGGAAAGATATTCTTGATAGCTTCCTGGTCGTAAACACCCTCTGCGCAGCGTTCTTGGATATAGTGCAGGGGCTTCTGCACGCGATGGGCAACGCCTAGCATTTGGTCAATGCTCTTGCCCACCGGATCAGGTACGAGTTCGTCAGGGCGGATAGACTCAATGGCTACCGTCACCATCTTCTTCGTACTGGCCTTTAGCTCATACGTAACAGGATCTCGCTTGGGTCTCTGCTCGACATGTAGCCCGGTATTTACCTTAGCAACCATCGTGCCAAATATGGCACCATTGAGGATGGCTTCCATAATTTGATCGGCGGCGTTGACTTTATCCAGGTCGCTGAGCAATTGGTCCCGACTAGCCAACTGTGCCATGTCTTTTGCAGTTTCCACAGCAACGTCAAACCATTCCTCTTTGGAGAATATGGCTTCTTCAATCTCGGAAACAGTTTGCTCAATTGCTTGCGCAAGCGCAGGAGCGATAAGCTTAGACCGCTCGGATAGGCGATTAATCTCTTGGACGGACCACTTGCCCCGCCACATCCGCCAGTATTCGCCCCATAGCTGCTGATATCCACGGTTGCGCACATCCTCCCAGATATTTACCTTTGTCCATACCCAAGAACACAAGGCGGAGCCCGTGTTATAGGAACTTAGACGATCCACGTCAGCCTGTAGAGATTCGCTGGTCTCTACAATGATTTGCTGTCCGCGCGTTGGCATCAGAGCCATAATGTGTCTCTAGTATCCTGCGAGCGCGTCTACGGGTGCCCAGTCAACTGCGTCAACTTCATCCCAGTAGGAAGCGGTGGAAAGTTGGTCAACGTAGGCAACCGCATCAAGTCCGTCGTCGTGGGCAAGAGGGTCGGGAAAGTCGGCAACTTGATCGAGGAACCAATCATTCCACTTTTGGACGCGCCCCTCGTCTTCTCCCCCCGGCGAATCCGTGAGGAGTGCAATGAGTCCGCGTTCGCTACGTCCCGAGAGTGCCCAATCGATTCGATCTTGTTTGCGCGCATTATGGTGCTTCAGTTCCTCAACATGCACGAATCGATTGAATTCGCGCATATAGTCTTCCAGGTAGGGCCGCAGGGCGGCGTTTAACATACCCTGCTCGATGCCAAGGCGGCTGCCAGGAAAGTCTTTGCTGGCCTTTACGATGCGGTATGCAGTCTCTCTAGGGTCCCAATGTCCGTGCTGTATTCGCAGCACTGTCCACATTTCTTTGTCTACGGCTGTGACGGCTATAACAGATTCGTCAGACTTGCGGATTCGATTGCCGACGTCTTTCTCATAACCTGCCGGATCGACCGTTATGAAGAAGTTAGAATCTCTCGAATTAAAGTACGGTACGATTGGAAAGTTGCTTGGAACGAGGATCTTAGACCCACCAGAGACGAAATCGGCTTCAATCTCTTGTCTAGCAACATCCCGGGGGGAGAGTCCATCACTGCTCTGCGTGCGGCTGACAATTCGCGCGAGTTCGCGTTCAAGCAAGAAAGGATTGTCGTTACTCTTGAAGTGGAAGGCTTCCCAATCACTCCAATAGGGTTCAGGCTTTGTAAGGGCATTGATGAACAGCTTGTAAAAGTGATTCTTGCCCTTGGGTGTGCCGATGAACAGGGCATCGCCCTCTACATCCATCAGTGTCGGTTCAAGAATCTCGGTCCAGACGTGAGCGGGCATACCCGCGTATTCGTCCATGACCACTATTCGATTACCCTCGCCGCGAAGCGCCTCGTCGTTCTCCGCGCCTTTGATGTATATCTTGACGCCGTTTACAAGTTCCATCCAACCGGCATTTTGATTCTCGCCTGCGATAAAGCCCCCCTGATTCTCCCACCCTAAGAGGGAGATCAATTTAGGGCGCATCAATCGCAGTGCCTGGTCGAATGTGGGCGCTACGTAGTAGCAGGGGTTTGTTGGGCCTAGCTTATGCCCCCGCTTATTCGTATCGCTAAGGGCGGCAACGCCAAGAGCGGTAGCCGCCAAATACGTCTTACCGAAACGGCGTCCCGCCGCCACGACGCGAAACCGCGCGTTGGAATTCCAAATTGCAGCCTGGGCAGGATGCAACTTGAGCCGTAGCTCTCGCACGGCTAATACTGGTTCGAGGCATCCGTGCTTTGCGCGCCCCGTCCCGCGCTAGGCATATTGGTATCCTGGTCCTCGATAGTGTCCGCAATCTCAGCAGGCGTTTTATAACCACTGGGCGTGCTCGTCTTGGCTACGCCACCTGTCGGCTGCTTGTAAATCTTCTGGCCAGCCCGAGGCCCCGTTTGCGGGGTAATAGAGCCGAGGCCCTGATCCGTATTGTCGCCCATGAATCTCTCCGTTTAGAACGCTGTCGGTAATGCGCGATTAGCTATGATGATGTAATTGGCAGATGTTGGCGTAATTGTGCTGCCCGAGCAGTTGGCAAACGATATGATACAGGTACCGGCTGTAGACGTCGGCTGAGCCGACACAAGGCAACCTGCTATCGGTGCGGCCCCCACTGGTACAATGACCTTGAGCAAGTCCCCAATGACGAAGGCGGCCTTGTTAGCGCTATATACGCTACCGATAACGCAGGCGACTGTGACCGAGGCAACGCTGCCCGTGGTTATTGCGCCGGGGGATACAGAGGGGGCAAAGCTGACTTCGTAATATTCATCCACGCCGCCGCTAAATTGTCTTGTTTGAAACATGGTGATCCTAGGTGACGTTAGCCGCTATGCGCGAGGCAACTAGCGTCCACAGACCGGCTGAAGGCGTGACTGGCGTGCCGGTATTGCAATTCTTGACCGCAATCGTACATAGACCCGGCGTCCCCGGAACAGGAATAGCCTGCACAATTACTCCGCCGAGACTGCCTACGGCAGCGGACGGGAATAGTTCAAGGTAGTCCCCCGGAACGAATGATGCCGGGCCATTACCGCCCGCAGGGGAGCCCTGAAGGAACTGGACGTTTTGCGTAGCAATAGCCAGACCAGACGTAGAGCTAAGCGTAAACGTTGCATAACTCACTTCGACTAGCGTGAATATTTCATTTCGCATTCTAATTTGAAACATATCACAGCACCGTCGGCGTAAGCCGTTTGGACAAAATGATATAGGATACAATGCCGGGCACGATGGGACTGCCCGTAGTGTTATAGAACATGATTTCCACACTGCCCGCCGCTACGGGTGTTGCCTGGACGATCAGGCCAGCAACCGATGCAGTGCCAAGCGTTGCAATGATATCGACCTGATCCCCCAACGTAACCTGAGCCGGGTCTGCCGTATCCGCATTTGCCCCGGTATACACGCTTAACGTAAGGTGCTGCACGTTGCCCGCGCTAACCGTTCCCGGGTTGCCGCTACTTGTAAAGCCCGTCTCTACAAGCTGGTATACGTCATTTAGCTGACGTTGCTGAAACATGACTACACGCTTCCAATTGGGCGCATCGTACTTTGGTTTGCGCCTTGGCCAGATGCCCCCTGAAAGTCCGGTACCATGTAGATATCCGCTTCTACTTCGTTTTCGGGCCAGGCAATATTCTCGCCGCCAAAGTACCCTGGACCGCCATGGTCGGCCCACTGCCGATCCCTGATGTTGCTCGGATCGCCCAACCAGGTATAATCATCATACCCGCCAGTCCAATGCTTTCCGCCCGACGGGGCCGGTCCAACCCGCTCCATCTCGGGATGACTGATGCCCTGACTCGATGCCGCTTCGCTAGCGCCCGCGCCAATGTCGCCGCTCGGCGTAGTCATGGCGCTACCATTCAATTCTTTAGCCGGTGACGACTTCATATTTTGCCTCAATTGTCTTGTCTTCTGATTGTTTTGCCAATGTGGCGTTTTCAATGATGATGTTGATCGGAGCGCGTTGAGCAACCGCTTCCTGCACATGTGCTTTGGATACGGACATATCAAGAATCATTTTAGCAGCAGCTAAAACATTCTTGCTCTGTTCGTTCGGGTCCAGGGCCATTTTCATGACCCTGTTCACGATTTGCGTAACCCGCGTCGGAGTCAGTTGGTCTCTGACCGCTAACTCAAGATCGTTCTTGAGCGTTACGATATCCCTGGGCCTATCCGCGTCGCGCGGCCTGCCCTTAGGATTTCCCGACTTACCCTTGACCCATTTACCCGGAGTGGTGTCCACCGTGGTAATGGGCTTGTCCAGGGCCTGCGTGCTTTGCTCTTGCGATGGCTCCAATTACCCCTCCCGGCACTCCCGCTGCTTTCAATTGGGCGGCTCTGCCCCCGTGACCGAGGGCATTGCTCTTACCTTGAAAACTACCCGTCTTTTTTGTGTCCGCCATATTACTAGATCAACTGGTAAGTGACGTCAACGGCGAAGCTGAAGCCCTTGGCGACAGCAGTCGTAAACGCAGCGGTATACCCCGTAGCAACCACACTGTATTGATAGAACGTAATCGTTCCCGTGCTGGTGGGCGTAGCGCCCGGAGCGACAAAGGCCAGACCAGGAACCATGATGGCACCAGAGGCCGAGCCGAGTACGGCGCAGGGAGCGCCGGCCGACGTGGCATTGCTAAGGTAGGACGGCAGGCCAGTGATCGACATGCTCGTACCGGCAGCAGTCACACTGGCCACCGGAATCTGAAGGGACACAACACCGTTGCTGGTAACTTTGTACTTGACCGTAATCGCAGTGGTTCCCGTGCCATCCGTCAGCGTACCCGCGAAGGTACCGGACATAATGTCTTCAGTAAAGCCGCCATCCTGGGCCGAGCTAGACGAGTTACCCGTAAAGTTGGGAAACCGTTGCTGGTAGGGGGTAATCTGCGACAGCAAGCTTGGATTGCTGTACACGTTTGCCGTTCCAGCAGCCAGCGAGATAAAGCTTCCCGTAGCCGTGGATAGCAGCGCCGGGACATACGGGGCAACCGTATTAGCCGTACCGGCGAAGACTACGAAATCGCGCGTCAGGTTGGTCGCACTGGTCAGCGTGCCGTAGCCCGCCTCAATGTTACCAGACGCATCGATGATCGTATAGAAAAGGTTGGGGACCGGATAAACGCCAGTCGGCGCGAACGCCGCTGCGAAAGTGGTCGTATTGGCGACAGCACCAGCCGGAACAGCATTGCTAATCGTCAGCGCGCCCGTTCCAGTGGTAGTCGTGGTAGTCTGTGCCTGTGCGGCAACGAGAGGGCCTGCGGCCATGAATTCACCTATTGTTGTTATGTGAGCGTGTGTTTAAACGGTTAGTTGCTCGTTGCTAGCCGTCGAGAATCAGTATACCCCAATGACACAGAGGCTACCCGTAGTAACCCCTGTTTCGTAAATCGCGGAAATGTTTGTTGCGCCGACCGGGACACGAACGAACAGACCGGCACCATTAGCCGCCTGTAGCCAGCAATTGGCTCCGCCTACGGTTGCCGCTCCCGTACCGTTGGTAAAGCAGAACCAGATAGCCCCCGTGGCAATCAAGATATAGGCCGGGTAGGTGTTGCCGTTGGCATCCACCGGGAGGGCTATCGAAGAACCTGCTGTAAGCCCCGCAGAGGCGATATAACCGGACTGGCCGTAGAAGATAGGGGCACGACCGTCCGTCGCTCCATTGATCTGATAGGTCGGCAGGCCGCGCGGCGCTGCGGTAATAATCGCCATGGGTTAGGCCCCCGGCTTCATGACGATATGCGGGATACCGTTAGCGGAATTCCGTACTTCATTGTTCTGGACGTGAACGCCGTTGCTGCCTGCCCCTGTAAGGGACGCCCCATGCGTAGGCGTATTAAAGGCGTGCGTGGCATTGTTCACATGGGGATTACCTGATGGGCTTGGCCCGCCATGGTACGTGGTCAGCGGCGTGCTGCCCATAAGTGCCGAGTTTTTCAAGGACGATACCTGTGGTACTTTGACTGCTGAACTGGTTGAGCCGGAAGCCTGCTCTGGTGTATATGCCTTCATGGCGAGGATTTCCTAATCACGGGTTAGCTTCTCTATCTCTGGCGACATCCTAGCCATCAGAGAAGACCCCCCTCATTTTTTTGAATGATCGACTGCCGAGGGCTCCCAAAGGCCCAGAGGCGGGTGATGTTCCGCCCCCTTATCCCGCTTGCCATGGGCGATATGCACGGCCTCAAACCCATGGTTCTCGTATACCGTGCCCATGGTCGCATCCTCATAGCCGACGCTATGCGCCTGGTGAGGATGGGCGTTGCGCAGCGTTACCTTGTCCGCTGTGTGGTGCCCTACCATGCCCTCATCGCCCATATCCAGGCCATGTGTGGCCGGTTCCGTATGGGACGGGGAACCGGACGGGCTAATCCAGTCATGTATGGCGTAGCGCCCTGATTTACTATTGCGACCGGCCATTAGATGCGCCTCACGATAACTGGGCCAAGCGAGTAAGAATCTTGTTTGTATTCCGAACCGACACCATCAGCAGCAGGACCGTGAAGACCCCGGCTGTGACCGATAGCAGTGGGGTATCCGCCGTTATCGTCATAGTCCCCGTCATGGCTATCAGTGACCAGCATACCGTCACAGCCAATGCTGTTCTCAAAGTACTCCCGGTAGTCATCATTTTCCTTCCAGCCGTCTATCTTCCCGGCAAGCCAGGTATAGCAATCCTCCGTGGGGGACGTGCCCGAGATATTCGGATCTTGTGGCGGGGGGACATTCTGGAGTTCATCGTCGCTCTGGGCGTTAGCCGCAGAGGCGACGGATCGCTCACCGGATGAATGGTTAGCCTCTACGCCCGTCTGTGGACGGGCAAAGACTGGATTACGTCTGTCATATTCCTTAGCCATCTAGGGTATGTCTCTTTGCTGTTCCGCGCAAGCAGGAGCCGATCAGGCGACTGCGAAGCGTCGTGTAGCGTTCTAAGCCGCGCTAAGCGGCGTTGCGTTACTCGGCTTTTCTGGTAGCGACCGCCCCATAGGCGGGAGCGAACAACCAGATAAGTTATTGATGTTCTAAGAGAAGAGAAAGATAGGCACTTGTGCCTATCGGTTTCCCTGTAGCGACTGTCGTAACAGTCGCGGAGGGAAATTCTCTTCTCGCTTCTCGTCTTCTTCTTCTTGGGGATGCCTTAGGGGCATCCCCTTTATCTTCTCTTCTCCGCGATGCCTATTGTTTAGGCATCGCTGTTATTCCGTCCGCTGCCTACGCCCACCGGCAGCGGACTATATAGGAGAGGGATCTTACAAAGACACTGTGTGTCTGGACTAGTCGTATTTCGAAGCAGATTTGTGTTAAGAAGTGTCAAGATTGTTAAAACTGTGAACTACGTCACACTTTCTTAGCTATTCTGGCCCCTAAGGGGGCCATTAGTGCGATGCAATGTTAACCTAATGGCGCTAGCAGGGCTGCGCAAGCAGCGTTATGGTCTTGTCATTTCGGTATAATCCGGCATCGATTCCGGTGTGTCCTGTGTATCTGGCGTAAACAGAGGCGCTGCGCGCCAGCGTCGCGCCGTTGCGCTCGGCAGGATATCAGGGGGTATTTATCAGGGCATTGTGCACTGCATCAATTCTGCCATTATTTCCTTTTTTATGAAAGAGATAGGGTCGCTTCGCTCGGCCCGCAAGAATTCTTTGTTACCCGGGTACCCTGGTACCAGATATATTGTTAAATGGAAAATCGCTAAATTCGCTAAATTCGTAGGATCATGTTATGTTAATAACAGTTGATATGATAACAGTTGATATGATATCAGATGATATG